GACTTTATTTTACATTTTTTTAGTTCATATACTCTATTATTATTCAAATTTCAATGTTTTATTTTACGCCTTTTATTATTTTTACAACTTTTTATAGCGTTTTGCTACCAAAATGCTACCTAGTAACCTTGATTCTTGTCTTGCTAGATAGTATAATTACAGTATATATTTTTTTTAGAGAGTGGTGTATGTTATGATTTTAGTGGATAAAGATATTAGGGAAAGAGGTATTGAAATTATAGATGGATATGACCCAACAAATGTTGGAGCTATATCTTATGATTTAACATTGGATTATGTTATAGACCATACTAATGATAAAGAAGTTACTATTATGCCAGGAAGTACTTTAATTATTCGTACTAAGGAAAAACTTAAGATGCCTTATGATTTATTGGGTAGAATTGGGGAGAAAAATTCAATTATGAGAATGGGTCTTTTTGTAAGAGGTCCGCACTACCATCCAGGACATGAAACACATTGTTTTCTATTTGTAACAAACATATCGCCTAATGAAATTGTGCTCAAAAATGACATGAAAATCGCTCAGATAATTTTTGAAAAACTTTCCGAAAATCCAGAAGTAACTTATGACCTAAATACTAAAGCCTCTTTTAATAATGAAGTTGAATATAAAGGCTTTGGTAAATATGAACAAGAATATAATGAATATATAAATAAAATGACAAATTTAAGTGAAGACCTCGCAACTAAAGAAAGTCAAATCTACTCAAACATACTTACATTTATGGGTATATTCGTAAGTGTATTTTCACTAATAACTATAAACTTCGAGATTGTGACCAAAATAAAAGTTGATTTGAAAACTCTAGCTTCGATAAATCTATCACTTGTAACCGTTCTAGTTATTTTCATGTCTCTTATTCTATTTGTTGTGAATAAGAAAAAGAGTAAGCATGATAAAAAAACTGCTTGCGTAGTTGCTATAATTTTAATAATAGCTAACTTAATATTGATTTTTTGTGAAAAATAAGGGGCAACTAAGCCCCCTATTTTAATGCCTATTTTATCCAATAACCATTGCTATCAAATTCATAAGTCTTGCCATCTATAGTCTGCTTACCAGTAAGCATATAGCCTTTTGAATTGAAATAAAACCAATTGTTGTTGTATTTTAGCCAACCTGTAGCCATCTCGCCATCTTTATCAGGTTTTAAGTAAAACCACTGTTTACCTGATTTTAGCCAACCAGTCTTTCTTTTATCCTTATCGTAATAGTACCACTTGCTGTTTTCCTGAATCCATCCCGACTTAGGGACTACCTTTTGAGTAGTCTGCTCTACTTCTTCTACATCACTGTCTACCACTTGGCCAGTAAGTCCATAAGCTATCGCCTCGGCTATCTTCTTAAACCCTAGCTTCTTGGCTAAGTCTGAATCGTGCTTATTGTCACAGAAGAAACTTTCAAATAACACGGCTGTAGGTCTAGTGCTTCCTATAATATATAGGTCTCCCCTTGATTTAGGGCCTCTATTTTTAAAGCCTAACTTAGACAAGGCACTAGACCCTCTAGTAGCTATTTCCTGACCTTTTCTATCTCCTGGATAGTATAATACTTCTGAACCCTGTCCCTGCCCATTAGAGGCGTTTAGGTGTAACTCACACACTAAATCGTACTTACCTGAATTGGCTATTGGCAATTTATATGAAGCTTCCTGCTTCCAGTTGGTAAACACACCTTCAGGGCAAACTATCACGTCGCATGAATGACCTAGCGACTCTAAGGCCCTTTTCACATAAGGGGCTAGCTCCTTATTATACCTATACTCATGCGTATATCCACTTGCACTAGTACACCCACCACCTTTTAAAATTGAGTGACCTACACTTAAAAATATCTTCATCTTTTTTACCTCGCTTTCTTAAAATATAAAAGGTGGCCATAAAGACCACCCTCAAAATTAAAATTTATTTATTTTCTTCTAATTTTCCATTAGATATCTTATTTATTAAATGCGTAAATAGGCTAGTATCAGTGCCATTTTTACCCACATTTTCGATTATTGATTTTACTTCCATCATTAAATATCCCAAATACAAGGTATAGACTAGTGCTATTCCAGCATCACCTAAAATTAAAATACTTACTGGTAAGAAAACTATTAGAAGTAGCATACTCGCTATCTTCCTTAATATCCCATTAATTCCAGCTTTTGATTTAAACTGAATTTCAGGATTTACATATGCTGCAATAGTACCAGTTATAAAATCAATTATCATAGCTATAGCTATAATAGTTAACACAAATAATATTTTGCTTTCCTGAGTCTGAACACAAGATTTTAAAAATTCAAATACTGTCATTATTAATCTCCTTTATTTTCTAACAAATACTAGATAAGCTCTTATCCTCCCAAGTCCAGGTGGGGAAGAAGTCCCATGGTATTTAAGAGGCACTTCCTTTACCGTTGTGCCTAATACTGTATTGTCCCCAGTTGATAGTGATGGAATTTCATCTAATGATACATTCTTAAATTCAAAAACCAATGGTTGAGGGTATGGTAAATTGCCATAGTCAATATTATCCCTGCCAATCACCATTCTTGTTATAGAAAGATTTTCATGTTCTTTTGTATGGATAGATATGTCGTATTTGTCTCCATTTTTAGTTATATATGCCTTGACAAGGCGTTTCTGTAATTCTTTTTGGAAAAAATTTGCTTCTTCTAATGAGTTATTTTTATATACTTTAATTTCATATTCTACGGAATTTGCTTTCTGCCATATTAATTTATTGTCAGTATATACCTTAAGAATCTGCTTATCTCCAACTTTTATGTCTTTAATTCCAGGAATCATATTAGTCCTCCTTTATGAAATATATAGTCTGTGGGTCTTTTTCATTCAGTTGGTTATATTCAGATTCCGATAAAACCTTAGGAGTATATGGGACTCTAAGTTCAGCTACCTTATCATCTATATACTTCTTACTTACTACATCTACTTCTGTTTCAATTAATCCTAAAACTTTCATTATTTACTCTCCTTATCCTACTACTATTACTTTATAACTACTTACCGCCGGTGCCTTAGCAAATCTCACTTTTACATTATTAGTGTCTGTAATTTCTACATCTGTAATCACCTGTGCAAATGGTGCTTTATTTTCCCTTACCATGACAACTACATCCTGTGAATTTAGGTTATGATTTACAGTGAACTCTGTGGCTGTGCCGTTGCCTATCTCTTTTGCTACCTTACCAGTCTTGCCAGCCATACCCTGTTTTAAAGCATTTGCAAGAGTATCATTTTTCTTTAGTAACTCTTCTATCTCTTTAAATGTGTCATAAGCTGAACTCGCCCCATTTACCAATTTGTTAATTTCCTGTGTAGCAAAGGTCTTAGCCTGCTGTAAGGCTGTGTCTGCCTTAGCTTGTGCCTGTGCGTCCGTTATCTTAGTTGCAAGGGTATTATCAAGGCCTGTAATCTTATTAGTTGGTATAGTCTTATTGCTGGCAATTAAAGCTTGTATGATAGTATCAATCTTTAACTTGTCATCCAGTCCATCAATTTTGGATGTACTGATTTTGGAATTGCCACCATTGATTTTAGACACTATATCCCCTGCTGTAATCGCCCCGGCTATGCCATTTATCCTATCTGCGTTAATATTCTCAGTACCACCATTAATTACAGCCACTATGTTAGCAGCCTTTAGCTTGTCTGCTAGGTCCTTGATTTTATCTAGGTTAATTAAGCTATCACCGTCATTTATAGTCTTAACTATGCTAACTGCTGTAGGTGAAGCGTCCTTGGCGTCCATAGCCATCCACACGGCCCCTGTATAGACATAGGCCCTCTTATCCTTGGTATTGTAGTATACCTGACCTGCTACGGCCTGACTAGGTTCTACTGCTACTGAGTGCAACACTGCTTCTAGTAGCTGATTTTGGTTTGCTTTTAAATTTGTAAGTAAATTCATATTTTACCCCTTTCAAAATTTATTAATTAAAAAAAGCCACTCCCGAAAAAGGATGGCTAAATTTCAATTCTACTGTATTTTCATTTATATGTCTTACATCCCCATAAACCTCATTATTGCCGGTGTCTGCAACCGATACAGCCGGATACTTACCTAGATTATGCTGGACTGTCCAAGTATCGCTGGCCACCTGCTGATTGTGGATATATGACTTATCGACAACTTTATCTAATCCCTTAGTCTTTTCTACAAGCTCTTTTATTTTATTCTCCGCATTTATAAGAGACTCGAAAAGGTCTGTAGCACTAATCTTTTTTAGATTGTCTAATTCAACATCTATCAAGCTTTCAACATAGTTAATACTGAAGATTCCTGATAAAAGTTTTTTACCCCCATCTATTATGGCTAGTTCGGTTAAATATTCCCCCCTATTAAGGCACGGAAATATAACATCCACATAGGCATTTTCCTTATCAAAAAACACCTGTTCATTCTCAAATATTTCATCCTTAATTTTAATAACGTTTCTAAATTTTAAGTCAGATAAGTTTTTAAAATCGTTTAAGATAAATCTAACACCTCGTGCAGACTCGCCTGCATTTACGACAAATACCTGGTCTACAAAGCTATCCGGGGATAGATAATGTCTGTATAATCCCTTAAGCACTTATTTCACCTTCTCCCTAAGTAATTTCTTAATTTCGGCCAATTCTTCTTCTAGCTTACCAACCCTGTCTTCCAGGGCCTCACGCTTTTTAATTTCCTCTTGTAAGGCAACATGAAGCATAGATGTATAATTACCCATATTGATTGATAGTAGCCCATCAGAGTCTTTTACCACCAAATAATCTTGAATGAATCTAAATCGTTGAACATCCTGGGCTATCATAGATAAATTACTTCCGCTAAACTTCTTATATTGATATGTTGCCAAATTTATCGTTTTTACAAAATCAAATATATTAGATTTATTTATATTCTCTGATTTATCTTCAATGTATTTGATGTTATCCTTAACACGTCTGTCCGACCTTACAGAGTATATATAGTATTGCAGCCACCCCATAGTTACACGGGCGTCGTATAAGCTTAAAACTCCACTTCCGGCACGCTCTCCACCGTTATATATCCACTCCTCATTAGGGTTAAAATTAAAGAACAAATCACCACCGGAATACATTCCAACACCACCAGAACTTCTCATGGCGATATATGTACCCGAATTAACTTTTAGTCTAATAGCACTACCGTTAGCGTCAATTGACTTACAGTCATTGGATCCGGGAGAATATCCACGCTCTAGAATAATTCTTTCACTTGTACCAGGATATAGGAAGTCAGTTGTAATTTCACCAGACTTTATCTTCTCGGCAGTAATTGCACCGGCTTCAATCATGTTTGTCTTAATCATAGGTATTATAGCTCTACCATCAGAGCCTAGCTGAATAGTTTCGCCAAATTTTCTACCAATCATAAGATTACCAGAATGTGTGAACATCCAATTTACTTCGCCATTTTCCATGCCGACCATTCCTGATATCTCTTGCCAGTACCCGTGATACTTAGCCCTTATATTTTTCCCAATGTAAATACCGGTCTTATTTTCATAAGAACCGTTGCCTACGAATAACTCAGGCGTAAATACATATTTTCCTGATATCTCAGTAGCATTACCATTCCATGCTTTCAGTGCGGGTGGTAAGTCTTCCATACTTCCATCCTTTCCTTGAATGTCGGGTTGTGATGGGTACCACTCTACATCATCCGGAATAGGCTTTTCAGAAAGAATAATCCACCTAATGCGGGTAATTTTCCTACAGTCAAATTGTATCATATGAGAATTAACCGCATGGGTTGTAAATTCTCCCGAATATATCTTAAACTCAGCTACATTCGAATCCTCAACCCTTGTCACTTGAGTATATCCATTTCCATAATAATACATCGACATATATAGAGAGGTTGCCATAAATTTTACAAAATACTTTGTATTTTTCTTTAGCCCTATGTACTGATTAATCTCTACCGCTCCATCGGTGTCGGATGCAAGAACATTCATTACGTATTGACCGTCAAAAGGTGTTATTCTAACAAGACTCTTCTCTTTTTGACTTTTGACTTGCCATTCGTTTAATTTGTTAGGGTCGTTACTAGGCTCGTTTGTGGCAAAATCATTATGAAAATCTCCATTTGATATTAAATTAAACTTAAAAGAATCTCCATCCTGGCCTTTTACCCTTACCCAAGTATAATCACTGTAATTCTGACTATCTTCTAGGGTGAAATCGGTGTAAGTCCCCATATATTTCTTGTCTGTGCCACCCTGAGTTGTAAATCCAATGGCACCATTTGAACTATCAGCCCAAGCTACATGAAAATATGGTGTCTTTCCATCTGCTCCTGACTTTCCCGGTGTTCCATTAGCACCATCATCACCAACATATTTAGTCCACTTATACGCAGACTTTAAAGCTGGTGCACCACTAGAGTTAGTTATGGCAAAGCCTATATACTTGTATGGCTCTCCTGAGTCATCCACTGCATTTACATGCATAGACCCTACATCTCCACCACTATCTGAGTACCTGGTGTGAACATACTGGGATTGTCCATCCTGACCTTTCAACTCCTGTTTTAGTCCCTCTGAAAACTGGTCTGATTTAATCCCACCGGTTCCAAATTTCAGATTTTCACCATCAAAAAGTAGGGCATAGTGTTCTAAGTCACGCCCTAAGAAAAAAGTCTTATTATCCAAATCAATACCAAAACCGCCATCTTTTGACTGGATTACCCCGGTAGTGATGTTACCGCCATGGATAACAGTTGATTTATTTTGCTTTTTTAGGTCCTCGAACTTAACATATCCCTCTAAGTTAATGTTTTTAGCAAGTAATTTTATCTCTTCTTTTGTCTGCTCAACTAGTGTCTGAAAATCTTCTGTCCCCACCTTAGATTGGATTTTGTTATCCATAACTTTTAGTAGGGCGTTTATCTTCTCCACGTGTCTGACAATCTCTTTTCTTCGATTAGCCGGGTCATAGTTAATCTGTTTGCACTCGCATTCCTCAACTAGCCCACCATTATAGGTAAGCTTACGAACTAAAGGAAGGAAGTTATATATCTTACCTGCCCTAATTACCTTAACACATCTAGCAGGTCTCAGTCCTGGGTTTCCATTATATTTTATGGAAAGGGCTGATAGTTCATTGAATCTAAAAGATTTTTTAGCATTATCAATGTAGTCTACACCATTACCCTGGATAAACATATTATCCACGATATGAAATTTCCTAGGGCTATCAGGATTATAGTCTGCGTCATCAGCACCATTTTGAATTATCTTGATGCTATCTAGAAGAATTTTGCAGTCAGAATTACTTGTATTCTTATACTCTTTAAATGAAATTAAGTTGTCATCATTTATCTTAATTTCATCATCCAATGTATAGCTGCCTATATCCAATTTCTGGGAATCAACATCAATATAAGCCCACGCACACATTAACTCAGCTACCTGGGCTAAAACTTCCCTTGCGGTCATATCATAAAAATTAGGCTTAAATTTAATACTTCTATCAAGTAGCGTAGAGTTTTTGATGTTGTCTGATGGCTCAACACCGCAGATGTTGCATATATCTAACACTATATTTTTAAGGGAAGTTGGGAAAGTTAATTTGCAATCATACTTAACATTAAACTTATGCATCCTGTCATAACACTTTAACTCCCAACTTTTCATATTACTACCTACTGAGTCCACAATAAACTCACCTATTGACGTAAAGTCAAAGTCCTGGGGTGTTTTAACCCCAATCTCTACCTTTGCCAGTTTATTTTTAAAGTTTGATTCTCTAAAATTTTCATATTTATCTACTAGTTTTATAGTAGCTGACGCCATGAAGGCAGTTCCTACTTCAAAATCATTACTCTCTGACAATCCAGTTACGGCTCTTATGCTTTCTAAGTGTTCATCAGTGAATACTTTATCTCCGATTGTCACTTTTGCCCTAAGCTCCCTTGCTGGTTTTGAAAAAGCTTCTTTGATAATCTTACTCTCCATGCACATCACCTACCTTTCTATCAAGTTAAACTTAAGACCAGTCCAAAGTTCTGTATTACTGTTGTATAAAGCCGCGCTTCTATCACCACAGTACATCTCTCTGGTCATATGGCCCTCTATAGGGTCTATGAAGGTGACACTAAAGAATACCCCCGCAATAGCCCCTAAGATTGCCTTTATATCATTACTCTGTAAAGGGCCAAACTCAAGTTCAATCTTTCGCTTAACCGCAATTCTGTCCCTTATCATTTCACCCTTTACATTTCTGACAGAGGAGTCCGAATCTAAGTCTTGTAGCGATACCTTATACGGCTTTATATATTTAGTTATATCAATTCCGTTAATATTTATCATATAAAGTCCCCCTCTATGTAAATACTGGCTTTCCTGTACGTTTTTGCACGTCATCTATATACTCAACTGACTTCTTACCAATTACCTCTCCATCTAACTCTAAGACTATATTAATGGTCTTTGGTTGCGGATTATCGTCATTATCCCCACCCATAAGGTCTATTATCTCTTTAATAATGCCATCCTTATCTGGTGGTGGTTGAGGTTTTGTATCTCCCATAAATGATAATTCAGGTTGGTTAAGTTCCGGGATATTCATTAAGTCTTTCATAGCGTCCATAACCTTACCTGATTCAGCTTCTATACCAATAGCCATACCCTTAGGAATCATCTTACCTATCTGGTCCCTAAATACTCTTGATGGCGAATGAATGCCAAACCAATCGCACACAGTGTCAACTACCCTGTCACAGAATCCACCCAGTTTATCTAAAATCCAGTCAGTGACAGATGATATACCATTCCACAACCCTATGATTAAGTTTTTACCTATACTGAAAAGGTTAATGCTCTTTATAGCATTGAATATACTTCTCCCAACATTGGCCATGGCTGTAACTGCACTACTCATTGTGTTGCCTATACCCCTGGCAATATGTCTAACTAGGTCACATCCAGCAGTTAGGAACTTGGCAAAGAAGTCTACTATGGCTTTTAGTGCCTTAGATATACCTTCACCACATAGTCGGATTATCTCACCCCAAAGGTTGATATACCAGGTAATGAACTTTGCCATAAATTCAGTCGCACCCTTTAATATAGACATTACTAGGTCACCTAAGCCCTTTAGGACCTTAGAGCCAAACTCGGTAACTCCCTTAACTATGCTATCCCACGTATCGGATATGAACTTGCCTATGCCAGTAAATATATCGACGCAGGCCTTTTTTATACCTTCCCATATCTTTTTAATTTCAGAACCTATCTTATCCCAATTCTTCCACAGTACTACTGCTATGGCTACCGCAGCACCAATGGCAAGTGTAACAGCCCCTATAGGTGAACAGATAAAAGCGAATGCCTTTGTAACTAGCCCTATTGCTGGGGCTAAATTTGTTGATAAAATCGTTCCTAAGCCTGCTTGTGCAATATTTGTCGCTAGTAGATAACCCTTATATGTTAACAGGGCTGCTCCTGCGCCTGCTAATGCACCACACAACAAATCAAAAGCTGGATTACCTTCTTGTAGGATCCATTCAATAAGTTCACTAAACTTATCTAGCAGTGAAGCTATTATATCTAGCACCTTACCAATTGCAGGTCCTAGAACCTCTAAAAACTTCCCTGCTACTGGTGCTATAAAATCAGAATATATACGCCCGGCTAACTCAAATAGTCTTGTGGCAAGTCTCCCTATCGACTCAAATAGATGGTTTCCGCCATTATCCCAAACACCTCTAAAGCCTATTGTCATAGACTCAAATAGGCCAGAAGTGGCATTTAGGCACTGCATAACTGTATCTGTGATAGATGGGCCAAACTTAGCCCATAGACCATCTAAAGAACCCGTCACATCATTTATTAGGCCGAGTATGTTATTAAATCCATCTCCTATATGCTGTAGGAATTCTGTGCCTATCTGGTTCTTTTCCCAAGACTCTTTAAAAGTCTTTGGTATTTGTGAAAACAGATGCGTTACATTACCCAGGATATCAAGGCAGTTGACTGCTATTTCATCACCAACAGTCCCCCATACCTCTCGTATACTATTAGTTATACTTCCAAATAACTGAATGGTATTAATTATCCCATCAGCTATATTTTGGATAATTTGTGTACCCCTGCCCTCGTCATCCCATGCTAACCTAAACGACTTAGCTATATCACCTATTAGTAGTAATATACTCTGCAATAAGCGTTGTCTGGAATCTAGCATTTGGGTGCCAGTGCCATTGGTCCACACTTCATACAAAGACCTACCTACTGATTTTGCAAGTTCAGATATTTCACCCATGGCATATTTAAAGGCATTTACTGTATTTTGACCCTCATTTGCCCAAGATTCCTTAAATGGCTTAAATATACCATCCAGTATCTTCTTGAATTTATCAAATACAGATGTATCACCGATTTCAGTAGTGGCAGCATTAACCCAACTAGGAACGTCACCATCTCCTGATTTAACATTTTCAACATCTGATTTCAAATTAATTGTATTGATCTCGTCAAATCCTGCCAAGGATCCTATCATTTCCTTAGCTGACTTCTTGACTTTATTGGCAGTCTTTTGTGACTGCTTACTCATTTCCTTATAGGCTGCCGTCTGGGTATTCAGTTGTTTAGCCCCCTGAACACTAGCCTTATAAGTTGTCCCAAACATTGTGGCTATAAAAGCCGCCATATATCCGGTTGCCTTAGCCAGCCAAGACATCAAATTTACCAAAGCAGGAATCATAATATCCATGATTGGTTGGAAAGCAGCTGCAAGGTTTAATTTTACAGTGTCCAGTGAAGCCCTATATCTTTCATTGGCCACTAAGGCATCACCTATATACCCTGTAAGACCTCTTAGCATTTTAGATATTGTGCCGATTATAAATAATCGCCTGAATACTCTCCAAAATGACTTATCTAATGTTCCTAGACTTTTGCTGCCTCTCTCTCCTGCGTTTTGGGCTGCTCTGCCTAATCTTTTAAAGCCGTTGATGGTCGGTTTAAACGGCAACATCATAGCCGACCTCATGCCCCTAAAAGTCCTGTTAGTAATACTCTTTAGGCGTGAATTTGTTTTAGATACGGCTTTAGTTACTCCTGAAGTAGCACTATTTGCCTTATCTTGTAACATCTTCATATGTCTTTCTGTCTGGTTCAGCTTAGAATTTAAGTTACCTACACTTATTCCTATCTTATCTACTACCTGATTCTCTTTGGCAATCTCACCAGCTAATTTTTTGGCACTAGCTGTGTTAGGGTCAAATACTTCTTTAATCTGTCCACCAACACTTTTCATTGATGTTGCAGCCTTTTTATATTCGGCCTCTAACTCTTTAATTTTCTTAATGTGCCTATCCGCTGCGGATTCTTGCAGGTTAATTGTTTCTTTAATCAGGGCTATCTGCTCCTGGTAATATTGTATGTCCGCCTTAATATTTGTCTTAATCGGTGGTGCTCTCGGCTGTGGTATGCTTATCTTATCACTGATATTAGGTATGACATCTTGCCCAGGGTTTATCTGCTGAGTGTTTAGTGCTTTTAGCTTCTCCATAAGGATATCAACAGCCTTACTAATGCCACCAATCATCTTCTGTAGTGCCACATCAACTTTAGTCACTGTCTGTTCCATGCCAGTATCAACTTTTTCCATGATTTTATCCATCTTAGCTGTAGACTGTTCCATGCTCTTGGCAAAAGCTTCACCCATCTTAGTAGCCCCTTCTGGAGTTTCAAACATAGACTTAATTTTCCCGGCTATTGAGTCGGTCACTTTGCTAAGTGATTTAGAGATATCTGCGTCTAACTCGACCCCAAGTTTTACTGTACCTACACTATCTGACATACCAATCACCTCACTTTCTATTGCTGCCTATATCTACCCAAATGCTTTTTCAAACATATGTTCTAGTTTCTTCATCATCAATTCGTTTTCTTCCTCTGTCCTTAATCTGGCTTGCTTACTTCTCCAGTCTTGTCTTATTTTTCTTTGATGGTCATTAAAAGTCTTTAATGTTTCCTTGTCTTCTTCTGACCTTATGGATACGACTTGACCCAGTGGGGTCTTTGGCATAATTCCACTAAGTAGTGTACAAAACTCATCCCACTGCATATCTGTCTCCCTAAGCCTAATACCATACTGTGTCACAAATGAAGCCTCTATCAGGTCCCAATCTTCTACAAGGTCGTACCATCTAACTTTTTTTCCTGAGACTCCCCCTCTTCATCATCAAGACCCATCATTGCGTTAGATATCGCCTCTACTATAGCCTGTAAGTCTGGGATTGTGAAATCCTGCGACTCGACATATTCAAGACCTTCAACCCCTATGCCTATAGACACGATTTCTCTTAGCAATTTTAAATTATCTTTTTCATTCTCGGATATTCCCTGGATAGCAATAGCCCCCTTAAGAGAACTATTTACTTTAAATTCCTTACCCTCTTCAAACTTAATTACTGGCTTTTGCCTAGTCAACTTGCTTGATATATCATAAAACTGTTTAGCCATATATAAATCTCCTATCTTAAAATAAAGAGGGCCATATATACCATGACCCTCACATACAATAATTTATAAAATTATGACCGCTAAGGCCTGTTTAATTAAGCCTGTGGTGCTGGTGTAAACTGTGGCTTTCCATCACTCATTAGGTCAAATTCAAGTGGTGCAACATTTGTTGAATCTGCACCCTCTACATTCTTAACGTCAATTATCGCGTCAAAAGCTAACTTAGATCCGTTAGGGAACTCAATTTCTGCCTTTGTAGAGCAGTCAAGTCCATCCTTCCACGCTACGTCAGCCACATAGTCGTTACCATCATCACCTACATGCCTCTTACCGTTTAGGGATATACTAAAGCCCTTACCTGTCATAAGGCGCCTTACCCATCCGTCCGTATCCATTGGTGTCCACTCTTCTACGTTACCATCAATAGATAGCGAAAAAGTTTCAAGGTCCTTTATTATCTTCATGTCGGCAGCCTGTGACTTTGTTCCTTTAATGCCGACTTTAAATTTTATCTTGTATACTGGATAAACTCCAGCTAGTCCATTATTCTTAGGCATATTTTACCTACCTTTCATATAATATATCGAAGTTGATTACGTATTCATAAATCCCGTTGTCATCAACTCCTAACCCTATTGGGTTTGCGTCTCTTAAATTGATTTTAATAACTCGGTGCCCGTTTATAACTGGATTCTGCCCCCATAAAGCATTGTAAATTTCCATTGATTTTAGTTCTGTCTCAATGGTATTTTTCGTCCAATGTATCAAGACTGAATAGCCTTGTATAAAGGTACTTGTATTTTCTAATCCACCTACGCATACCTTATTGGTGCCCATGGATGGCTTAGAATACACACAAATACTTTTTACATCATTACTTCTTAGGGAACCACTGTACCAACGGTCCACACCATCTATCTTACTTTTTAGATAATCTTTTACATTAGAAGCTGTTATCACTTAATCACACCCCCTGAATTCATTTTCAAGAAGATTCCCACTGTATTAGCCAACCATTTTCTACCATCTCCGTATTGCCAGTAGTCACACCATAAGCCCCTAGCATTGATGTGCTTATCCTTACTAAAATTATATTCAGGGTGGTAGTATAATCGTCTAGCATAAGGGGTATCCCACGATATGTAACCCTCGTTGTCTACTACTCCATGATGTTCAGAGTCTTTTAATATACCATCTCTAAATGGCACTACCTGTTTACTCTCTATTTCAGTAGCCAAGGCATCCATAGTCATTTCTAGTGTGGGTGTTGTCGCTGATTTAATCTTATCTATAACCTCTTGATTTAGGGTTATTTCTACTTTTACTTTAGCCATTAAATCAGCTCCATTTCAGTTGAATAAACAGAGCCATCAGGATTTCTTGGTCTAGATGTTCTGTAAATAGTCCTGGTCTTTCCATCAATTCTGATGAAAGCCTTGTTAAAGACTAAGTTAGTGTATACAATGGCAAGCCCTGATAGTTCTATAACCTGTCTATTTTCGTCTAGAACGCGTCTTATAGCTTCCTCATAGTAACACTTACCCTTATACACTAAAGCCTCTGTGACGCCATCCTCACCATCTATTTCTTGTATTATCTCAATATCAGTATTCATCATAATACTAGGTGGTTTTGGAAATTTATCTATCATCTTAGCACCCTACAGGTCAAGCCTGTTCCTCTCAGGTATTCCACGACTTCTTTTGAAGTCCTAATACCACTAATGCTGACCCCAATATCACCAAAATTCATTGATGTTTTTGATATCGAAAAACTATTAAGTGGGATGGATAAGTAGTCCTTATAGTCATATAAGAATTTTGCGTGTGCACAAACAGCCTCTTTAATTAGTGACTTTTGGTGGTCTGTAAGATTGCTAAATCCATACCCATTGATACGTCCAAAACATATTACGTTTACCTGTCTAGATGCCCTTTCCAGGTAAACTTCTGTTTTATCATCTAATTCCTCATACCCTAATCTAACGTAATCATCTATTGATGCATACATCTTTATCACCTACCTTAAAATAAAGGGGCAATAAAAATTACTGCCCCTCTGATTCTTGATTATCTTCTGACTGACCCTGTGTGCCTTTTAGCTTATTCTTTAGCTTGGTATTTTCAGCCTTAAGCTTCTTATTTTCCGCTTTAAGCTTTTCTACCTCTGATACACTGTCTCCTGGAGCTTCCACAAGCTCTAATTCATCAGAATAAATTGAATACCCATTAGATAAATAGGCGTTCTTTTCAACTTCATCAATCTTATATTCTTTATTTCCTTTTACTGCGTACATGATTTACCCCCTTATTCTGCTTCAGATACTATGTAGATACCTTCCTTCTTCTGCTTGATAAGGAATGTATCCTGGAATGACCTATTCTGATACAACCAACCGAAAGCAGCACGAGGTGTAGACCCCTTAGGCCATAAATACACATCCTGAACCTTAATTGGTGCGATTATAGCTGATGTGTGATAGATGATCATATGCATCTGTTTAGCTGAACTTCCAGGCTTAAAACCATCAGCAAAATCATAGACAGTCTTAAATCTATCTGATGGCACCTTTGTTATTTCCACCTCATCTAGGCTTCTAACATTTCTGTTAATATTTGCATCACCAGTAACCTCTAGTGTTCTCTGAATCTTTTCAGCATTCTTAATCATCCTATATACCGCTGGCGTTACCTTCATCTTTCTACCTTCAGAAGGTACACCCGCTTCATCCATATATTCCATTGCCTTGTCAAACACGTCTAAGATGTTGTTCACTGTAAGTGCAGTATTATCTATCTTAGCACCATGCGTCTTAGCGTCTGCATATAGCTTAGAATACCTGTAGGCATCTGTTTCAGGAATAGCCTGGTCTTCCATGAAAGCTGATGTTATGTTTCCAGCACTTAGCACCTGATTAGTTTCGTCTACATCCATCTCATCAACATAGAACTCTATGTCTCTATCATGAGTCAGCTTATAAGGTGTCCAATCATTAGTGATTGTACCCTTATTCACGTCACCATTCCTCTTATGGTCCTTATATCCTGATAGGGCTATTGTTGGAATCTTAATTGTCTGTGCGTCGATAAACTTATATTTTTTATTCGCCGCCATGTCAGCACTTGTTAATCCGTGCTTGTATTTATTCTCAATCTGTCTTTCAAATCTTTCTGCATAATTATAACTCATTGTTTAATTCTCCTCTCTACTTCTCAGACGGTAGGCCAAAAGCCTCATTTAAGGCCTGTTCAGTCAGCTTAGGTTCGTTCTTGCCCGCCCCAAACTTGAAGTCTATACCATCAGCATTAGAGCCGTCTGGGTCTTCAACCTCTTTAAATAAAAAGCCCTTGTCCTTTTGTAGGCCCTTTAACTGCTCATCCAAGCCTATGATATTACCATCTTCACCTACGATTAAAGCCTCTTTGTTAAACAGCCCGGTAACTAAATTTTCATCATGAACCTTACCCGCTATGGCAAGTTTTATAGCAGTATCTAAGGTCATAGCCTTTAAATCTGCCTGGTACTGTTCTGCATTAGTCTTATTCTCTTTCTGTAAGGTTTCAATCGTAGCCTTTAGGGTCTCCGTATCTTCCTTAGAGTTCTTAAGAGTTTCTAGCTGTTCGTCTCTCTCAATTACTTGTTTTTCCAAGGTCTTAACCGCCTCATTTTTTGTATTGAAATCTGCCTTGGATACAAAGTTTTCACCAATACCCTTTTTGATATTTTTTATGATGTCATCCTTACCCTCAACATCTTTCAATATTTCTTCTAACCATTTCATATTATCTACTCTCCTTTTTATTCTGGCTGGTTCCAGTATGTAGTTGGCCCTTTTATTCTCTTGACCTTGAGTACTTTATTGCATTAAAAATAGACCTTTTAACGACTTGTCCAGGTCGATTATTTAATTTATAGTGCATAGCCCTTTTAAGACCATGCACCCACACATAGAGCCTCTTTTAATTAAAAGTCAGCTATCTATATGCTAAATTTATTGTCTATAGGAAACCCTAACATAAGGATTGCTTTCCACACAATCAATTACCTGTTAAGGTGCTAGGGTATAGATATTTTAGTTTTGTGAAGGAAATATATTTCCGTCGCACGTTTATATTTTACCGTTATTAGCGGTAGATAGTGAAACGAAAAAAGCTAGCATTTTCAATGCTTATGCAATTTGCGTTTCTTGCGTCCGGTAGAAAATGGAACGCAAATAACGAAATTAACCGCAACAACCAGTTGAAACTATACAATTTTTAGGTGTTATTTTTGTTTCTCTTACCCTTGTTGTTATTCTGTTTCCTTCTAGGTCTAGTGGGATATTTTCAACTTTCTTATATACATCCATGTATATTTCTCCCTTATCACCATTCATAGTAAACTCATAGTAATAAGCCCCCTTATTCTTGGCACTAACTAAGCATTTGCTATTCTGTAGCGTCTTACAAGACCATACAACAAACACATCATCAATATTTAAGAACTTGTCTTGGTCTTCCCTTGCATTTTCATATAGCATTACTTTCTGAACACACAAACTTATAAATCTTTCGTTACTTATCATATTAACTATCCTTTCTCAACTCTTTAGCCAGTTCAATTCTCCTACTTAAGATATCGGCATAGTTATTCATAGAATATAGCTGGGCATACATTAACCCCAATTCATCAGCACTTAGCCCCTCTAATTTCCTAATTGCCTTATCTAATTTCGTTCCCTTTTCTGTCAATTCTTTTAGTTCCTGTTCCATTCTTTCAATGTAATCCATTATTTTTCTCCTTTCATATTTTATACGACGAATTTTAGCCTTTTTCCGTCATATAAATATTTATACGTCGAATTTTAGCCAAAATCCGTTATATAGATTCCCTTTCTAGGGCTTCTAGTTTCCTTTTTTCATTGTTGAAATTAGTTAAATCTGTTGTGCCTGCTAGCACTCTTTTTTGACGACTAATATCCCTCTGTATACGTCTTTGTTTTTGGGTTTCCTTATACGCCTCGTCTACTTTGTCGGGGTCAAGTGTTGGGGGTATTATGCTTATGCCAGGATAAAATGTATTTAGATTATGCTGGCAATTAACATGAAGTAACCCCTCGTCAACCGCTTCACTTAGTAGTGGATATGGTCCATCTTCCTTATCTCCACCACTGAATATATCATCGATTAAAACCTTATTTTGCCACGGCACACATAGAGGGCATGCGGTTAGATGTTGTGACACTAAAACTGTTGTAACGCCCATTTGTCTTCTTTTAGCGCCCTGGCCGTGTAAAAAAGCCTTATGGTTAGATGTCCTTAGGCACATAGTGGCATAATCTGCTATATTTACCCTATTACCATTCTTGTACTCTATGTTAGATATCCCAGCTCTTAGGTAATCACTTGTGGCCTGGTCTATAGCCTGTTCAAGAGTTAAACTGCCATTAGATAAGCCTACCTGGGCCCTGGTTATAATCTGTCTGTATTGGTCATCCTGGTATCTCAAGATAGCCTTTGTTGGGTCTGCTACAGCTTTCTTTGTTTCCTTAATCAAGGCTTTTAGCTTGTCATCATTGATTCTAAAAAACACATTTTCTTTTACTCTACCTGACATCTCAAACTCTTTTAAGGCTTGCTTAACTTCTTCCTTAGTTACTGACTCACTTGGTATTAATTTGTGAGGCTCTATAACAGGCTCTGTTAGTTTTGGTAAAGCTATCCTAATATTATTATCAAGATTTAATTGCTCGGCTTCTATGAGGCTATCAGTAGCTAATTTAACCCCCATATCGTAGGTATTTATCAGTGCTGTCTGTATTACTTTTTCAATTTCAGGCTCATAGGAACTTATAATATCTTGATTCTCTTTCCTAAATCTTTCCATATCTCTAAGTTTGGCAGCCTGCCACTGCTCCCACTTAAAGCCGTGTTTCATTTCTTCTTGCTCGTGTTTGACTAAGTTTCTCTTCATGGATGCGACTAGTTCCAGTTCCATCTTCTGGTAGATGTAGGTTATGTCATCCCATGGCTGGCTATTCGTTCTTAGGTTCTTCTTCCGGCTCCGTTTCAATTGGATCACCACCTAAATCGTGTACATCTTCAGGATCTTCTTCAACAAGACTTACCCCCCTTAAGCTTTTTATCCTTTCAACCTCTTCTTCTTTTTCTTCAGGAGTTAAGCTATCGCCCCATAACTCATCTACTTGCCTTTCAATACTCATGATATTAGCAGCAGCTGCCTTAGATGTAGTATCTACTCTATCCTCAAATGACGGGCTTGCGTATTCACCAAATAACAAAGACACATCATTATCCGGTACAACAACACCTACGCCTTTGTTCTCTATAATTTGCTGTGTGATTAGGGCGGTATTAACAACCTGTGGAATAACTTCCATAAGAGTATCAACTATCTTACCCCTAGTCTTTAGTGTGGTCTTTTCTTTTTCTCTCTGGGCCTCTGCATTGTCTGTCTTTTTTAAGTCAATTCCAAGTGTTGATGGTGATACTATCCCTTGCAGTACCAAATCTAAAAGGCTAGCATATGTACTAACAAAGGCGTCATAGTTAATAATTGCCTGCACCTGTTCGATCTTATCTGGCTGGCCCTCTTTCATAGGTGTGTCCGTTTTTATAAATTTGTTGTCAAATGAACTTGGTGATAACACCCTACCTGTTTCAGGGTCCTTAGGCAAAAGAGATTCAGGGATATAAGTTTTTACCTTACCGTCCCTTATGGCTTCTATCCACTGTGAGACTACCTCATCTAGTGCATCTATATTATCGCTTTTACGGTCCAATATTCCCATCCCTCTGTTTCTGTCTTTAGGGGACTTATAAAATCTTAGCGGCACACACAAAAAGAAGTTACCCGACCAGGTAACATCTGTTAAGTCTTTTATTTCTTCAACGGTTGATATTGGCACTTCCTTACTGTGTTCATCTACCAACTTATACTCAATAGCCCCTTTTTTATAGGACTCAACAAGCTTATAATTTCTGCCGTTTTTTTTGTAGTGACTATAGAATCTATATTCAACAGGTCTACCTCTTTTTACTAATATTTCTAGATCCTCACCCGATACAAATTCTATGATAGGGTGTTCTGAAACTTCCTTATCGTATGAAAACTTAAAAACGCCATCACCAACTATCAAGGTGTCAGTAATCGCGTCTCTGAATAGTTCACTATCAAAGTTATTGTCTTTGGCTATCTCTTCCCAGCTATTTAATACCTGGTTTTTTTCACCCTGTAAATCTCCAACCTGTAACCCCTCATAATCGCCTAATATTAAATCGGTGATAGAGTCAATAATAGTTGCGTATATTCCACTGTGGAATTTTCTTATAGTACCACTAGCCGGGACAGACGCCCAAAATCTAGCCCTACTTACACTATCTGAGTTAATAGCTGACTTAAAGAATTCTTCTAACTCTGATGGGTCACCCCTATACCAAATCCTATTTTTAATACAGTTATTATTAAAACTGATTAACTCTGTCAAATTAACTGGTATATCAGTATTATTTTTTATAACATTTATCACTTTATCACCTCTCTCCTATACTAAATTTATACGGAATAAAACCATACTGGCCACTATTTATTGTGTGGTCGTTACGGTCTTCTGGCTCATATTTATCTTCTTTCCAGCTATAGGTCTCCATCTCCCTAATGTGGTGTGTGTTGTGGTCAAGTACATAATAATATGGGTCTTGGCCATCATCATAATTTAGCCAACCTAACATCAGGTGAATACGATCTATTATGGTCATCTTCTTCCACGCATTATTAAACCTATACACAGACGCCTTTGGATTTCTACGCCTAAACTTGTTAATTTCGGTCATTGTGGCCTGGTCTGCTGAATCTATAAAGTTATCAGGGCTAAACCCCCACTTAGTTCTATTTCTTTCCAGGAACTCATAAAATAAAGGCGCTATATCACTAGGTGCTAGTGGCTGCGTTAACTTAGCGTTATTGTATACCTCTTCTTCAAGGTATATCAGCACACCTGTATCAGTAATTCCTTGAAAACTCATAGCAAATGTATCAGGGCTTTCACTTGAATATGATGTATCTAATGCGCCCGTAAAATGTATTAATTTCCACTGCTTTATTTTATGTTCTTTACAGTACTTTTCGTCAAGTCTATTTCTAAGCCACCTCTCCGATTTTACATGAACTTGTCTGTCAAAGTTAGGGAATACCAGCCCTGTCGCTCTACCCCTAAGACCTAGTATCTTATTTTTGTACAGTTTGGTCCCTTTAGGTACTGACCTTTTTTTCTTCTCTATCTCCTCAGGGGATAAACTAAGATTATCATTAAAAGTGAAAAACCAATATCGCCACTTAGGTGTTGGCTCTACTTTTTCTAAATCTTCCATAATTTCTGGTGGTACATCCGCCTTATATTTCTTATACGGCCTGGATCTATTTATAAATTCATCATATACCAGCAGATTAGGATCATCAGGATTTAAGGTCAGTAGCATGTAGTCATTTCTGGATACAATTTCTCGCATAAATTCTATATCCGCTGTGTTACATTCGTCTATGTACACACACCCATACTGACCGCCTAGGGCCATTTTCCACTTATCCCTATTATCATAACCTAGGATATAAATTATCTTACCCTCAAACTTAATGTGTGGGATTTTATCAGACTTATCACCATTACCATAATATTCTGCGTGTGGGTGAATATCTAAAATACCATAGTCTGGGTTTAGTATGTTCTTTTCTGCTATACCAGTGGTCTTTGCAGCTATGATGTGAAGTTTCTTATTTGACCTAGACACCATACGCATAAATTTCACGCCTGCACCAATCGTAGTTTTGCCAGAAGCGGTTGTTCCCTCTAATACATCAACATCAACACCATTAACAGTATTACAAAAATCTATATATTTAGGTGATAATGGCATTACATGATCATTCATCTAAGCCCTCACCACCCAACTGACTAATAACATCATCTAGTTTTCGGCTGTCTACATTGGCATTAATATTTATCTTGTCTGTAAATATACCTAAGTGCTTTCCAAGTAATTCTAGTGCGGATTTCTTATCATATAGCTTAACTTCCTGCTCTCTACCAAATTCAGTTTCTTTGATTTTAATTGACTGAATACTGGCTAGGTCATCTTTTTTAACATCCAAATACACACCACCCGTTGTTACGTCGACTACATCACCTATATTGACAAATCCTATCTTTGCTAACTCCTCTATAACTCTATCTGCCGTTACCCCTGTTCTCCTTGACCTTTCTGCCATTGCCTTAGCAATCTCGTTTGAAATGTTAAGTTTTGTTAAGTTTTGTGCTGCAATTTCTTTAGCAGTTTTTACTGAATATCCCGCTCTTATGGCCGCCTGAGTGGCGTTAAGATCGATTAGATATTCTTCTACAAATCGGCGTTGCTTATCGGTTAATTTTGCCATCAGGCTCACCTCTCTTTCAATTTATTGCATGAAAAAAGACACCCATTTGGATGTCCTTTTTAGCTTAGTTTTTTTTAATCTAAATATTTTAACCACTGAAGCAAATATCTATCTTTTGAGTTATCACTTACCTCATCTTTATCTAGCTCGCGCATGCCAAAGCAGAAAAAACCATTATTGTGATAAAATTCTTTCAGTTTTTCCGAGTCCTGACACTCTAGAAATACACATTTTCCACTAAGTAAATGCTGTATGTCTCTAACCTTTTCGCATGCGAGATGCAGAAGCTCGTCTCCTGTTATGGATTCCTCTTTAGGCACACTAAAGTTTTTACCTAACTGCCCGATTAAAATACTCGTAACATCAAAATCTCCTGATTTTCTGTCAAGTATGGCAAACTTTTTTATCCTTTTTATCAGTGTTCTACTCAAACAGTGATTCTTCTTTATTCTCATATTCTTGCTTGCCAAAGCAAAATATCCCACGAAAACTCTTTTACTGTTGATTTTCCTAAAAACCAAGAAAGTAGTTGATATATTACTTTTACAGAATTGTACGGCCTTCTGCTTTATATACATCTCAACATCCGGATTTTTACTGATAAACGAATTCAAATAACTATATAACAACTTCTCATCTATATGAGGTATAATATCCTTTAAATTGATTGTTATATATTCATTATCCATTAAAAAAAGCTACTATTTCTTCCTTTTCCACTAAATTTTTTGTTAATACTTTTCTTTCTACTGTGTTTGTCTTTTCTCTTTTTTTAGATGCCTCCAGTGCTTCAATGAAACTCACAGCATCTTTTTTCTTCTTAATGTTTATATTCTTTAAAAAAGATTTTGTAGCCACAATTGTGCACCCCCTTAAATATAATTATTCGAAATTCCTTAACTATATTATACCATCTTTTATAGGCTTTTCAACACATTTTTTCAATTTTACTGGTAACGCTATCGTTACTTTTTATCACAACAAAAAAGACACCCTAAGATGCCTTTTTCTGAATCAATATATAAGTCAAGGAGGTCTTATGGTAACTTCCTAATTTAGTGGTGGAATTAAAAGGCTTTTGCCCTAGAGATTATATGAAGCTACTTACTGGCTTTCCTTTATACTTCCACATTAACATAATAACATATGTTCAAGTGCGATTAAATGCGGACTTTTTAAGAATTATACTTTCTAAATGATTCTAGTGCATTTCCGTGTAATTCAAACAATCTTCTTTTGCTGTAGCCCATTTCTTCTGCCATCTTGTCCCACTCCATACATAAAATATACCTATTAAATAGCAGTGATTGATATATTTCTGAATATTTACTATCGGCTATCTTATATATCTTATCTGATATCTCTACCTTTAACCTTAGTTTATTGATAAGCATATCGTACAATTTCGACTTGTTATCTACTATCATGCACATTATACTCTCTGTGGATGCTCTTCCACTGGTCTGCACTCGTTCTTCATAATTAATAGCTCCACCTTCAGCAAGTGCGTTTAATTCCTCTATCTCCATTTCTAATGCCTTTATGCTTAGGTCTATCTTGTATACTTGCTTTAAATATTCTTTTGCATCTAGCTCCATTGCATCACCTTATACCTTATCTTTTGTATCAAAATTCAAATGCTTACATATCATTTGGTTAGTATTCTTTTCTTTGATCATTACTAGATTTCTATTTCTTGGCAGTGTCTCAATAAATCCATACCTTGTTCTAAAATATAGACTGTGTTCATTCATGTATAGATACTTGCCTTCTATCCACTTTGCTCCTGCTTCTGTGCTTCTTACTCGATATTCTATTTCTGGTACTAAGAAACTAAAATCTTTTAGTGCAGAGTTTCTCTTGTGTATTTTGGCTAACTGTATCATTCTTTCCCTTGATGCTGTTTCCTTTGCGTTAACATTTTTCGTTGAACTAGGATAATTCACCACATAACCACGCTTTATCCAAGATTTTCTTATTTCTACTGCCTTTTTACTTCTGCCTGATTTAAATTTCTTTTCGAATTTCTCATATAAAACATCATTTTTATCTGTTATGTGTTCACTAATAAATAGATCTTCTTCTTCGGTCCATACATTCTTTTTTGCTGATTTTCTTTTCCTGCAATCTTTAATGTTATACTTTCTTAAAATATGCATTCTCTTTTCCCTGAATGCTATATATGTTCTTTCATTTCCAAATTCAAGTGTAAATTTATTATATTGAGTTTCCAAATCATCCTGAATATTAGCTATAATAAAATTTACCTCTTCGTCGTTCCATCTTTTGCCACTCAATATTACCCCCTACTTTCTTCTATACATCTCACCTATATCAATTTGCTGGTATACATCCTTAGATACGTTATATCTAAGCATTTCCCCATGGTTATCTTCAACCACTATGTAATATGCTTCGTCATATCTCTCGGTATTTTCTATCTTTTCAGGCACGTATTCTTTCTCAATGACTTTACCAACATATAGCCTGTCTTGTTCTTTTTGGACTATCTTTCCAGTGTGAACTCCAATTAAGAATATGCTGCATAAAACAACTACAACTATTGCAATGTAGTATATTTTACTAGGCAACTTCCTATAATCCAAATAACTCATATTATCTACCTCTCACTTTCTAAAGTCTCTATTTTCTCCCTAATCTTCCGTATATTGGCCCCAGTTGCTTTCTTATCAAATAAATTCACGTCATTATTGCCCCCCTTTTGTATAACAGCTTTTTATATATTCATTTTTAGCTGTTCTTCTATTTTTACATTTAACATTTCATCCTTAGCCCTTTTATAAAATGTTTTATCTATTTCAAAACCATAACAACTTCTATTTAACTCTAAACATGCCCTTAGTGTTGCACCACTTCCACACACCGGATCTATAACTACATCCCCCTCATCTGTAAATATTTCTATTAGCTGTTTTAACACATTTACAGGTTTCTGCGTTGGGTGTATTTTTGGATAGATGTTTTTGTTATCTCTATTCCATTCAAAATAGTTAAAGACCATTTTACCCTTGCCGGTTTCTTTTTTGCCATTATTAAATTTAGGTAATTTATCTCTATATAATACTACTGCATGCTCTGTAGCCCCTACGATTTTCATATTAGCTTTTAGAACTTGTGCAGAATAGTTTTTTATAAAGTGGATAGGGTACCAGTTTTTAAATCCATGTTTTCTTCCAAACTCTACTACTGTTGGTATCTGTTCAAACGCACAAAATACAATCATGGCCGGTGCTTTCCCTTTTTCTTTAGGTTCCTTTATTAATAACCTGCTGCAAAAGTGCATATACTCTGCAATCTTGAAATATCCATCTGTGTTAAAGAACGTTGAATTAGCTTTTTTACTCTCACCCTTTTTATTATCCCCTCCGTTATACCATAAAGGGTTGCTTGCATATGCATTTTTACCTAGATTATAAGGAATATCGGCTATTACTAATTGGGCTTTTGGTATTCCATACTTTTTATAGTTTTGAAAATTATCATTGTATATTTCTATTTTTGTTCTTCTCTTGTGTTGCATTACTTCACCTCTTAGAATGGTACATCGTCATCATCTACAGCACTAAACTCGGCCGGTCCCTCCTGCGGTGCTTGTTCGCCTTGTTCAGCCTTCGACTTGCTTTCTAATGCCTGTATATTTCTACCTGCTACCTTTGTGAATGTCCTTTTTTCGCCATCCGGTGTTTCGTATCTATCAACCCTGATAGACCCCTGAACACCTACTAGCCTGCCTTTAGTTATGTAATTAGCAACAAACTCTGCAGGCTTACCCATTATCTCTACTGGTATGAAATCTGTAGTAATGGACCCATCCTTATTCTTGTAATCTCTATCAACAGCCATTGTGAATGTAGCTACTGGTGTTCCTGACCCTGGTATATATCTAAGTTCAGGGTCCTTGGTTAATCTTCCAACTAAAACAACATTATTCATTTTCTATCTCCTTATTAAATCGTTTATCTAATTCTTTAATTGAATACCTAGTTTTAAACATCCAGTTATCATCTCTATTTTCTTTAATTCTTTGTTTTCTTAATATGCTTTCCCATTCGATAAGTTTTTGCCATTTATTAGGGTAATATTTTTTTAATGTTTTTAATTCTTTTAGAGATTTTAAAGGACAGCACCAACAGCCCAACCTGTCAAACTTATCATATAATCCATTAAAATTAAATCCTTTAGAGTAGCAATAATCAAGAGCCATTTTTTCAGTTATCTTATTATCTACTAATGGATATTTTTTATTTTTCACCCTCTTAATCTCATCATAAGCTATCCCTACATACTCAACAATGTTATAGTCTTTGTATTTTTTTAAATATTTTTTTATCACTTCTTCTTTTAACCTATTAGTACACCAACGTATTCTTGTGCTTGGGAATCCATATCCTTTACACCCTTTACGTTTTCCTTTTACAAGTTCATGCTCCAATAACCAATATTCAAAACCTCTATCTGGCTTTAAAATTGTTATTTTTCGACCAATATATTTTTCTACTTGCCCAATATGACTATACAGCTCTTCAAATTCTAATCCTGTGTCACAGAATATTATTTCATCAATTTTCATATTATCTTCCATCATCATTAGCAACATTGCAGTACTATCTTTTCCACCGCTAAACATGACTACATGTTTTGTTTCCATTCAATCAACTCCGTTTTAATAATCATTTAATGTCATAATCTTCCCACATACCTATTTGTATGCTCTTATCTACTTCTTTACCATCTCTTCTCATATCATCCCATTGCTCTTCTGTGGCCTTTTCATCACAAACCCACTCGGATAGCAATATTTCTTTTGCGTCACAATCTATATCCTCTATATCTGTTAGCTTTATTTCTTGTAAAACTATATGAATTCCATATTCTATACCATCACAATTGGCATGTGCTTCTTCAATTTCACTTTTAAAGTCTGCCAGTTGCTGCAAAGCTTCTTCCTTACTTGTATAGAATTGATTATTTAATGTTAAATCATCCTGCCAGTCTATTCTGGATTCTAACCTATATATCTTATCTACTTTCATTTCAGCTATACCTTTCTAATTTTCTTTATTAACTCCTTGCTATTCCTCTATACATAAATTCTGTTTTTGGAAAATGTTCCACTTTCTTATTTTCTTTTTTCTCAAATTCTCTTGCTTCTTCTTCGGTATCAAATAAATATTCTTTCACAGGATAAGTATCAAAGTACTTAATAACAAGATGTTGTGCTTTATTTGTTTCTTCCATTATTTTTCTCCTTATATCCAATCTCTTAAAATCTCCGGCAATTCCCTATTATGTGCCTTGTATTCTTGTTTGATTCTGCTTTCAATACTACCAAATTGACTATTTAAAGCTGTTGATATTAAATGCCTGTCAGTATTTGTCAATGATTCTTCTCTTAACAATACATTTCTTCTACGATTTATTTCCATTTCTAAATCTTGCTTTTTCTTTAGTTTTTCATTTAGAGTTATTAATCTTATTTTAAATTTTTGTTTTTGATTTTCATCCATAATTTATACTCCTTTTACAGTGGCCTGTGCAATTTTTGCATATCCCACTATCACACTATTCAGTAACTCCAAACCAGTATTTTTTCAACCTATCCTTACCTATTTCGTCTATTACTTTCTGTGCTATTTCTTCTGATTCAAAACAAGGTATACCATAGTCTAAATTCCAAGAATAATCAATATATATTGCTTTACTATCGCGACCACATGCTAGGAAATAATTAATCTTACCATCTGCAAATGGTCTACTATATTTCCTCATGACAGCTCCAATCTTCCTTTTCTCTCTTTCAAGCTCTGCTTCTTCTTTAGTTAAAAAAGCATTACCTGACTCTCTAAAAGCTTCTAATGCTTGTCTAAATTCATATTCTACGATATCACCATCACCATACAAAGCATAACACTTATCATTATGCTTTAATTCCCAAACGCTTTTCACTTGCCCCTGGTTAGCTTCATTTATCATCTGCTTTACTTCTTCGCTTAACTCTTTCTTAAACGCTTCTGTTCTCTTATTTATGTATTTTTCCATATCTGCTTTTAACATTTTTATATCTCCTTTTCTACTCCTTTATGAAAATTAACCAGTGAGTCTTACCCCTACGATTACCGCATAACGGCTTGTAATCAATTATATTCAATATCTGTGATAATTTTATTTGGTCTTCGTTCCACTTAAAAATTAGTGTTCCGTTAGGTTTTAAAACTCTCATGCACTCTCTAAAACCTTGCCTTAAATCCTCTTTCCATGATTCTTTATTTAATACACCATATTTTTTAGCTAACCAACTATTCTGGCCAGCTTGTATTAAGTGCGGTGGGTCAAATATAACTGTATCAAAGTAATTATCGTTAAAAGGTATGCATCTAAAATCACCTACAATATCGGGTCTTATACACACTTCCCTGCCATCACATAGTATATGTGTTTCCTCTCTAATATCCATGAAAATTACGTCTCTAGGGTTTTTATCAAAATAAAACATTTTAGACCCGCAACAAACATCTAATATCATTGTTCACTTTTGCACCTCTCTAATCAAATAAAACCGATAAGAATATTAACATCCAAGTTAATCCCCATCCTATATAAATATAACTATCATTTCTCATGTTATTCTCCTTATACCATAAGTATCTTTATTTTATTTCCTCTAGGCTGCACCAGCTTGGCCTCTTTATATTCTCGCCTATCTTTCCCCTTATAACATCCTCATAAATTCCTAGTATGCCGAATTGGATGTTACAAACATATCCATATGTCCCAGATTCGCATTCTTTTCCGTCTACGCTAGAAAACTCCCTATCTCTCCATCTCTCTCTTGGTAGTGGCAGGCTGTAGGAGCAAATCCCAAAAGGGCATTTATTATAGTATTCTGGTATTTCTAATGGTACTTTATACATAAATGCACCCCCTATTCAGTAACTCCAAACCAGTATTCTTTTAATCTAGACTTCCCTAGCATATTAATCACCCTTTTTGCGATTTCTTCTGACTCAAAGTAAACCGTACCAGTATTAGTTAACCAATCTGCACCTGTAACTACTGTATCACTTGAATAGTTATACCTTATTACATAGTTGAACGCATTCATCTTAAATGGTCTAGCGTACTTCTTCATAATAGACTCAACCTTACGTCTTTCAACTTCAAACTCTGCTTCTTCTCTTGTTAAAAAAGCATTACCAGCTTCTCTGACATATTTATCATATATAGCGTTAAAACAGCTATCTTCAATAAAACCACTTGCTTCAATGCGATAATACTCTTTTCTATCTTTTGTTTCCAAATCCCATATAGTCTTAGGTTTCAGCTTCTGTTCTGCCTCTGCCTTTTCAATTACTAACGCTTTTATATCTTCCCAGTTGTCATCTATTAATTTTCTAATATCATTGTTCATTTTTATACATCCTATTTTTCCTGGCTATCAAGCCACTCTTCTAATTTCTTTAAACGTCCACCATATAATCTTTTTGTTGCGATAACTTGTGCTTTATAATCATCACTTGGTAAGTTATCTATGTGTCTGTCTATGTCGCTTATTGCTTTTTCCAAATAAAACACAGCGTAAGTCGCCGCAACAATTTGCAAACTATAATCCATGTCCATTGTTTCATCTCCCTTGTGTATCTTTCCATTTTTATAAATATTCTTAGGTTATCAACTAATAGTTGACTGCCACTTTATTTAATTTTGTAAAAACTTATTTATAAAGTATACTTGACCTTTGCCAGTTACTTTAGTAGTCTTGGTCAGCCTTACTGACCCATCAGGATTTAAGTGCGTTCTTTCCTTAACCTCAAATAATTCTAAGTCCATGGCCCTCTGCGTTGGCATATTATAACTTTCACCATTTCTACTTATCAGGTATCCATTAGCCCTTAACCATTCAAATAATCTATTTTGGCCTATATCATAACCATTCTGTTTAATTAACTTAGCCAGGTCCCCTATTAGTATTGTCTGCCTGCTACTAGCCACGCTATCAGCAAATAATACTTTAGGTTGATTGGCTTGGTTGATATGTTCCAACTCTTGCCTTGCTTGTCTTTCCTCTTTTAGTTGCGTGGCCATCTTGATTAGTAAGTCGGGGTTGTTTAAAAGCTCATCTGTGGCATACATTCCAGTCTTGCGTATATCCGGTAATACTTTACTAGTCACCCATTTTTTAAACTTCTTTGCCTTTTCTAACTTGCTTCCCATAATTAGGCTATACATCCCTGATTCATTTATAAGCCAACCACCCCTTTGGCCTAAACTCGATAACGAATCGTTATTGAGTTTATCTTCAGGGTCTACATGGTCTGTTAATGCTTTACTGGGGTTAGAATAACCTAATGCGCAAGCTATGTCCTTGCCAACAAAATAAGGCTCATTATTTACCATAACAGTCCTTATCAGCCCAAATTCAAGGCTGCTAAATTGCTTGTAGTTACCCATTCTACCAATCCTCTCTTCCCAATAACTCATATCCTAATACTCTGCCAGTTACTGGCAAATCACCATTATAGGTTAAATCATCTCCAACACTTTGATTAAATATCTGCTTACAACCGCTTAGCATATCAATGGTATATTTAATCTCTTTAACATATAATTCTCCATCACAGAATAATGCCCATTGAACCTTAAAGCCTATATTCTCATCTATGCAGTCGTCTATAAAATTTAATAGTTTTTCCTTTTCCGTCATCTTCATCACCAGTCATATTTTACTTTTTTCTTTAGTCCCTTTTTGTTCTTCCAATTTCTCATGGATCCATCACAGGCATAGGCCCTCGACTCAACATTCACATGTCTTTTGTTCCTGATAGCTTCCCTTTCATCATTAAATGCCTTGTACTTATCACATTTATCATGGCATCCTGGTTGTCTATCTGTGCAGCCTTTACATGGTACTTTCATATTCCCACACCTCTTCAATGTATATCTCAACTCTTGGATTATGCTTGTCATATAAGACCCTAGACCCATCATGAGAAGCTACAATGTTCTTGTTGTCATCTTCTAGAACACCTGCATCTACCAATATGTCGCAGGTTGCTTCCAGTAGATTTACAAGGTCTACCCTGTGACGTGTTGGCATGAAATATAAGCACCTAAGATTTATTGCCCTATTTATCTTCTGCCTATAGTTTCCTGATATCTGCCTTAGGCAGTCTTTCCTGTAATCAACATAGGCCTTAGATGGTAAAATTCTAGGTCTATTCCCCATCATAACCAATCTTTGGCTATTCTTTTTGGTGATAGGCCTGCCATATATGAATATGGTCATTATTTTGTCGTACTTATTCATTCTGCCACCTTTCCAGTCTTTTATTCGCCCCCTTGGAAATTAGCATATATTCTTCTGCCATTTCCATAAGCCTACTTGCAATTCCTTCGTCTATCTCAATAAGCTTACTTGGTCCCATTTCCGATGTGGCTATCACCGGCATGTCGGCTAGATATCTTGAATTTATAATCTCAAACATGATATTTATATCTGATTCTGTTACCTTGCCCTTGTATAGATCGTCAATATATAGGACCTCTGCCCTTTTAACTGATTCTATCAACTCCTGGTATTCTTCCCTATCGGTTATAGACTGCTTAATTTGAGTCATAAATCCCCTGTAGTCTATGTATTTGACTTCAACACCCTTGGCAAGTAGGTTGTTGGCTATTGCCATTGCTAAGTGAGTCTTGCCACTTCCCACTTGCCCTAATATCATAAGACTTCTAGCATCTGCATAGGCTTTAGATTTAACATAGTCAATGCAAGCGTTCTTGATATCCTTGTTGGTTTGAGTTTCCACAAAATTACCAAAGCTTTTAGACTTGAACTTATCAAGAATCCCTGATCTAGCTAAGGCCCTTTCGTGGTCTCTTTCAGCTTTACAAGTGCATTCAACCATCACCTCTATACCATCAATGATTTTTGGAATATATTCCAGGTCTTCACACTCAGGGCATTTATAAGTCTTTGTCTCCAAAGTCGTAGTTGCTCCACTTGTCTGCTTTGCCTGTAGTTCCCTCATTCGCTTGGCCCAGTCTATTTGATTCAATAGTCTCACCGCCTTCCAGGTCTAGATAATCATATATACCAGTCCTAAAGAAGGTATCACCTTGCTTATACCTCAATTCCTTAAATCCTGATGCCTTCTGCTTCTCAACATCTGCCTTGTAGGTCGCTATTGCATTGAGTACCTGTTGCTCTGTATAGCCTTTTAGCAGTTTTTCAATGCTCTTCATAGCGTGGACCTTACCTTTCTTCACCGGATAGGCTGCCCATATTCTCCCCTGTATTTCAGATTTGAGTTCTGCATGTGCATCAGCAGATGCAGTATATATATTATCTTTACTTTTCTTTTCTTTACTTTTCTTTTCTTTGTATAAATTCGTATTACGTTTATCATACGTTTGTATTACGTTCGTATTACGTTCGTATTCATCATCATTTCTTTTATTTTTTTCTTTGTCCCATCTTTTATTGATAGATTCCTGCGCTTTCAACCTTTTCATGTCTTTAATATTCATTCGTTCTATGAAGCTTTTAGAGTAAAAAACATCATCACCGACTATAAACAAATCATAATCATTAATTACTTTTTTGACTTTTTCTTCATCAACACGAAGATCATATGCAATCATCATATAATCATTTTTGCTTATATAATCATCTTCTTCACGTAGCCTTTCAAGAATCATGAAGTATATTGCATACCCCTCAGCTCCTAAATCCATTCTTACTTTTAATAGCTTGTCTGAATTTCTTGCATTGCTATCGTGTGAGAAGTATGATTTATTTGTTTTCAACTACCTCACCCCCTGAATAAGAGTTAGTGAGGCGGTGTATTTGCTCTGTAGTATATCGTATATCAAATTCGCTATAGTCATTCCTATAGCCATTGGCGACTTGCCACTCTAATTTATTAATAGCTAACTTTTCCGCCTCTTTTATTGTCATTATTTCGCCCCCTTAACTGGTGCATTTTCTATTCCCACTATAAGCTCGTCATACTCTGCCATGGTCAATTCTTTGGCACTATTCTTGCCCTTCTTGTGAATTGACTTGTCTATATCTGCCTTACTATATCCCTTACTACCACCTATTGCATATAGCCTTGATAGTTGGCTTTCAGTAACTAGCTTATCTGCCTTACCTGACCCTGCACTAGTTCTTGATGTTTGCTTTGTAGTGTTCCCTTTTTCTTGCCTTTGATATTCGTCTGTGTCAGGATCCTTAATATCATCTATCAGGAATAAGCCATTTAAGGCATATTTTCTAGCATATGATGAACTTGATCCTGTTGATTGAGACTCATCCATTCTATCTTTTTTATATTCTTCTCTTGCATATGCTGAATTCGATATACTTATATCTCCATCAGTTATAGTGCATGTGGCTTTAATATAGTACCTATCCCCGACTAACTCTACACTATCACTCATCATCAAGAATAATTTATGCTTAACTAGTAGTGGTTTCAACGCTTCAAGAATATCTTCACAATTTCTATAATAAAACTTTCCAAAAGTATTAAATTGGCTCTTAGGTGCTTTTAATTCCTCTTGAACCTTAGTTAATTTTTCGTATATAGTCATTGCCTTACTCCTTCTTAGTCTTAGGCATTACTAGGCTATCTTCAAATAGCAAGTGCACACCTGGTATTTCTTGCCCATCTTTTATGGCCTTCTTAATCGCTGCTTTATCTTCCTTGACTTCAACTTTTGTGACTCTGTATTCTTCAGGTATTTTGGTTGGATCATCAACAACTACCTTGCCAGTGCCTTTTCTAACTGTCATGTTTCCTAAGTGCGTTTCAATTTTCTTTACTTCCATTGCCTGCATGCACTCAAGGGCATATTTCTTGATGCTATCTATCCTAGCCTGTTTCTTTACTTTCAAGTCTGCTAGCCTTTTTCTTTCTGCTTCTATGTTTTCTATCATCATTTCATTAGCCCTTACAACTGCTATCAGACCTTCTGACTTGCTCTGTATAAGCTTTTCTACAGTTGCCTTAATCTCTTTTACCTCTTCCGTTGCTTCGCTATCTCCTGCCTCTTCTAGCCTGTCTAGTAAGCTTTCTAATTCCTTTATATCCTGCCCTAACTCATATAGTGTACTCATATTTACCCCCTGTTTCTTAAAATGGACCATGATCCATTGTTAATATTTCTTGTTCTAAATCGTATTTATCTTTTTTTAACTGCTTGTTTTCATCTTCAAGTGCCTTGCATTTTCCTTCAAATACATCCACTTTAAACTCAAGCAGACTTATATGCTTATTCTTTTCTTTTACAAGTTCTTCAAGCAGTTCTTCAGTGCTTTTCATTTTGTTTCTCCTGTGTTATAATTAAATTGGTTATTTTGATTAGTCGGCTATTTTAGTCGGCTTTTCTTTGATTTTAAGTAATGAATATCAAGGTCCCCTTTTTTTATTCCATATCTGTCAAATCCCCCAATGTCCCTGATGGTTAGCTTTTCATTTTTGTTAAGATACTCTGAAAGAACACTATTATCATCAACCTGAATATCTATTTCTGATTTGGAGTCTGTCCATAAGGTTACGCAAAAAGCCCCTATTGACTTGAAATACTTCGTTACACTTGTAAGTAACTCAATGTTTCTATTAAATTCTTCAACCTCTATAGTGCTTCTATCCTTAACATCTTCAAAATCAAGGTTTAATTCGTTAATCTTGCTCGTTTTTTGCCCCTCGCTTTCTTCATATTTAATTGCATCTAGCAACTCAATACATTCTTTTAGGCTCTTCTTCGTAAAATCTACTGCTTTTCGAACAAGCCCAGTGTCGTCACCACCTTGTGCCATCAGTAGCATAATTGGAATGCCAGTTTGCGTGATACTCTCAAGCGATCCAGCAACACCAGCTAGAATGCACAATATATCACCTTCATCAACTAACTTCTTATTTAATTTTTCATTAATTTTATTAATTTTATTAATGTCATTTGCTTTTTTCATTTTTTGCCCCCCCTTAACCTTAAATATTCTGCCATCTTGTCCAGGCCATCTTTATATACTCTAGCCCTATAAGGGTTGCATACCAAATAGCACCTAGAAAATCATCTATAGTCCTCAAATTAATCACCTCTCACTTATCCCATATCTTTCATAAAAATACTCCCTAGGCACTCTAGCCTGTACAGTCCTATACCCTTTGGCCTGCAACTCTGCGTTTAGCTCTCGTATTATCTTGTAGCCGGTACATATCTTCCGGTCTAATATGGAGCTAATTTCATCAGCTTTGATATAATAATCTTTCATTGTCTAACCCCCTTAACATACTTATATCTTTTTATCTCCTTGTGCTATAATCTAAGTATCAGCACTGCTGAAATTTATAGAAAGGAATTGTATCCTATGATTGCAAGAATCAATTTTAAAGAAGGACAATCTTTTGTAAAATTTTTAGAAGTTAAAAACTTAGAAAAGATTACCTATCTATCTGATGTTGATGGGTCTACAATTGAAATCTCAGATTTTCAAACACCATTCTTACTAAAATCTAGAGAATTTACATTTGTAGGAGATTCCATCATTACTGTATCTGAAAAACACATAAACTGTGTAGAATTTAGGAAACAGTAATTTTTAAGTGAGTGTCAGCTTGCACCTGGCACTCATCTTTTATTTTCTGCCATTCCTTCAAAATGTATCCTATTGAAGAAATATTACTAACTGAAATATTAATTGTAATGCTATCCATCTCTCATCACCCCCCTTATTGTTGATTGTGTTCTTTTCACCTCTGTATGATATAATTGTAATAACTATATCAACTCGGAGGTTTAACTATGATTGACTACGAAGAAATAAGACAATCCATTCATCACAGCGATAACTTAAAAGTCGAAGAAATAATTAGAATCTATGAACTTATAAAGTTGAACGAACAACATTATGAAGAGCTTAAAAGAGGCTCTATTCTTTCAACTAAAATAGCTATCGCTACTTTGCTTGTATCTGCCTTATCTCTCATTACTGCACTAGTGAAATAATCTGTATAAGGATACCGCTAGTGCTATATTAGCTATAAAAAAACTTACTAAAGCTAGCGGCAAATCCTTATCATCTTTAAACCACTTCATCTCTTATCCCCCCTTACTGTTAACAGTGTCTTATTAATCTACCTATGCTATAATTAACTTATCAGCATTGCTGAAATTTATAGAAAGGAGAATTGGTTTTATGATTAGAACACCTGTTTCATCTAGCAGAATGAAGAGTGTTGGCTGGGAAGACAATGTAATGGAAATTGAGTTTAATGACGGTGCAATATATCAATACTACGATGTGTCAAAAAGCGATTACATTGACTTTATAAACTCACCCTCTCTAGGTTCTGCACTCCACAGATTTGATAAGATTCATTCGTACAAAAGAATCTTCTAACCATTTAAAGGAATACTTTCAATAGTTTCCTTAACCTTGACACCATCCTGAGTTATCACCACTTCAACATACGGATGGTGTTTTTCTTTTAATTGCTTGATTATTGGTTTGGCTAATTCTTTTAAATCTTCCATCTCTTATCACCTCTTTTCTAACTGTGTTCTTTTTCGGGAACTTCATCTTTAAAAAAAATTCCAGCTTGTTCCTTTGAGTATCCTAATATTGCTATTATTTTAAGAAACTCATT